ATCGGTGAAGAGGTATATGTTCCGACATTTACCATCGACGCTTCGGCGGATTGGAAAATAACTTATGCAAGAGATTCTCGTATAGATATCCCTTCGCGTGCTGCGGCACGTGCGGCCAAAGACTTGGCTAATTACGAGGAAGAATGTGGTTGGCGAGTAATTATGCCAGCTGCTACAGCCTCGTTTACAGGTAAGGGACTGTTGGGTTCACGCCCAGCCCCGATTTATGAGATTGCTCCTGCTTCTACTGGTGCTGGTTATCTCTCTAAAGAACTCATCAATAAGATGATTGTAGGATTCAAGAGAATTGGAAGAACACTAACAGATCTGTATGTATCTCCAGAAGATGCTGCTGATATTCGTGAGTGGACTGACACTGACATTGATCCTGTTACTAGACGAGAGATCTTCCAGGCTGCCGGTATGGGTAGTATATGGAATGTGAGTCTGCATGAGGTACACCACCTCGGTGCTACTGGCTTGTATAATATTAATGGCAGTACTTCAGCTTATGGTAAATTCCTGGCTGATACTGGTACTGAAGCTTATAATGCATACACACTTGATAACCCTAATGTAACTAATGCCGATGGCACAATTGGTACATTGGGCGAAACTCAGGTAATGGGTTTCGATCTTTCCGTGAATGATTCCCTAGTAATGCCTATTAGAAAAGATTATGAAGCTCATGATGATCCGACTCTGCTCCGTGTCCAAAAACAAGGTTTCTTTGGATGGGCAGAACTTGGCTTCGCATGTCTTGATAGTAGAATGCTGGGACTTGGAGTTATTGACAGAAGCTTATAAAGTTAAATTAATATAGTATAGTGCCCTACACACAAAGTGTAGGGTGTAGGGTACTTTCTATATAGTAAGGACATTATGGAATTAATTTATAAGTTTTTATGCGTCATAGTGGCCGCAGAAGCAATAACAGAGTTGATGACCTCGTCGGCTGTGTTCATGCCATTACGGAAATTCTTCTTTGATAGAAGAACCAATAAGATAATGAATTGGATGCATGAGTTATTTGATTGTGGATATTGTTTTTCTGTATGGGCCGCATTATTTTTCTGTATGTTATTATACATTAACCATATAGTAATAGATATATTTTTAGTTTTTTTAGTAATACACAGATCATCTAATGTGTTACATGATATTTTTAGTTATGTAAAATATATGGATGAGTAAAGGTCATGCTTAGGACAAGGAAAAAACATATGAAAAGGAGAAGATATTATGGAAGGATACGTATTAAACGCAACATCAATTTGGTCCCACACTATGAAACGTTCTGTGGGTCCAGGAATGAAGATACCTCTTGACGAGCTTTATGAACAGTATGGAGTTAAACACGGTTTGGCAGAAGGTGATGAATTTGTAGAATGGCTTAGAACTGTTAAGCTCTCTGATACCAATAAATGGCGCATTGTAATGGAAGCGCCCCAACCAACCCAGTCCCCTGCTGAAAAACTCGCCAAGGAAGAAAACAAACCGCCCACTGATTATGCTGAAGAACAATTAACACCACCTAATGTCAAAGACATGGAGATTAGTGATGTTATAGGTCTTTCAGTGAGAAAAGCTCGTGATATAGTTCCTCGTATAATGGATTTAAAATTATTACAATACGCGGAGAAAGAGGCCAATCAACTAGCAGGCAAAGACAGTCTTTGCCGAATTCTCAGAAAAAGGGTGAGAGAATTACAAATATCTAGATAAAGTTTTACCATGGCAAAACAATAGAAGAGTAATAAAATAAATATAGTATAGAATTGTGCTAAAACTACGAAGGACGGGAATAAATTACAAAGTAGTTTTAATTCTTAGTGGGGAATAATGACGGCTGATAATCATATAAGAATACTAGACAAACGAGGGCTAGCACAGTTCTCATCAATTCTTATGATTATTGGCTATTTTTTTGTGTGGGGGGACTAAGTAAGTATGATTATTCTACGTAAAATTGATACAGATACTGGTCAGCTTTGCGGTGTTATGTTGTCAGACACTCTAGTTGGTGTAAGAGATAGAGACAATCAGGTATTTACTGTGTCCAATGAATATAATACTGGTAGAATACAGATTATTTATAATGGTCAAGTATTAGTCAGTCCAATAGATTTTACAGAGACTGGAGCACAGGAGATAACATTTGTATATCTCAAACCTGAAGCAGACGCTGTGCTGTCAGCCAATTATGAGATGGGGGACTGTACTGGCAGTGATATAGACTTCACTGACTTAAACGACACACCATTTAACTATTCTTCTGACGGTGGTAAACTTGTAGCAGTCAAAGGAGATGAAACAGGTCTTGAATTTATAGACTATACACCATCATCTGGCACTGATACTAATGAGTTTATACAATTAATAGACACCCCCACAACCTACTCTGGATTTGAAAACTATTTTGTAAAAGTAAATGATACTGGTGATGGTTTAGTTTTCGAACCACCAGCAGGCGGTATAACACAAGAAGGGTTAAACAACATACCAAATGATGTATCATCTACTGCAATAACATTCCCGAACGCATTTTCATCAACTGATTATGTACTAACAGTTAGTTTAGCAAACTCAGTGGATGTCAACCCATCTGTATATCCTATATTAATAACCGATAAAACTACTACTGGATTTACCGTAGACTTTTCAGGAGAAATAGATTCAAGTAATTATTATTTGAATTGGAGAGCCACTATTTCTGGCACAGCTGGGGTAGTGATTACAAGAAGTTTACAGAATCCTAATCTTGATAGAGGGTTGCTGGCACCAGAGTATTCTGTCCCGCAACTTGAAAAAGATTTAATAGTAGGGGATAATTTAATATTATTAGACCCTTCACCTAATGGTCTAAGTTCTCATGGGTACAAAATAGGTTACAGTGGAGATGCATCTGAAATGTATGTACAGGACAACGCGGGTAATTTCGCTTGCCCGTTGTACATGAGGTCAGATGGCAAATGGGCAGCCTGTACAGCAGTAAGCGGCACAGTACAGATGCCGTGCGCTGCGTTATCATTGGAAGAGGACGATGGTGGAATAAAGAAAATCTTATGGAAGGGTAATATACGGAAAGGGTCATGGTCTTGGACTTCAGGTGATATAATATATGTTTCTACTGTTGAAGGCGCGATAACAAATGTAAAGCCTAACAGTGGCGCTTGGGTCCAATCAATAGGAATAGCAATATCAAGTGATACTATAAGATTTGATCCTGGGTTCAATCCTGGGTATATAAATACTTAAATAAGGAGAGATAAAAATGGCAAAGTTTACTAACAAAGATCTTCGCCTAAAAGACGGTCAAAAGGTAACCTGGGGAACTGACCTAGACTCCAATATATGGTGGTCTGACGCAGAGCAAGAGCTTCAGTTAGACACTGTTATTAGTGGTGTCCACCCTACTAAATCTGATCACCTGACTACTCGTTGGTATGTTGATAATGAATTAGCTACCTTGAGTGGTTCTATTATATTAGATCATGGCGGGTTGACAGGATTAGATGATGATGACCATACTCAGTATGTTCCCACCACAGGAGCTCGTGGTTTTACCAGTACCGTTTCAGGTATAGATCCGACACAAGATTATCATTTATCAACTAAATGGTATATTGACAATGAATTAGCCACATTGAGTGGTGGTATTGTCCAGGTTCATAGCAATTTAACTGGTTTGGGTGCAGATGACCATACCCAGTACTCTTTGGTGAATGGTACAAGAGCATTCACTAGTACTGTTGGTGGTGTGACACCTACTGCAGATTCACATCTGACCACTAAGTTTTATGTGGACACTGAAGTTTCTGGTATTGAAGCACAAATTATTGACGACCATGGCGCTCTAAATGGATTAGATGATGATGATCATACCCAGTATATTTTGGTTAGTGGTACTAGAGCATTTACTGGCACTGTGGGTGGTATCACCCCCACAGCTGATAGTCATTTAACTACCAAGGGCTATGTCGACCTTCTGATTCAAGGGTTAGATTGGCAGCAAAGTGTTGATGATTGGTGGGATCCATCTTCAGGATTACCGGGTAGCCCCAACGAGGATGATCGTTATATTGCAACAGCGTCCGGCAATGGTTGGTCCACTAATAATGTTTATGATTATGATGGTTCTCAGTGGGATGAAATAGTTCCCAATGAGGGGTTCACAACTTGGGTTGAAAATGAAGACGCGTTATATGTATTCAATGGTTCTGATTGGGTACGCTTTGGTAGTACAGTAACTCATAATAACTTAAATAACTTACAGGGTGGTACTTCCAATGAGTACTATCACTTGAGGGCAGCTGAATACAACGCTTTAACGTATCTAAACAATGCCAGTTTAGATGACGCTAGTGCTTACCATCACCATGATGGTAGGTATTATACTGAATCAGAGATGGATGTAACAATTTCTGGTCTTTCACCTGTAGGACATAGTCATCAATCTACTGATGTTAATGATTTTACCGAAGCAGCACAAGATGCTGTTGGTAATATCATGGTCGGTGCAGGTAATGTCACAGTTGATTATGATGATATTACACCACAGATTACTATAAGTGGTGTAGAACCAGTTCTTGATCATGGTGGACTTACTGGTTTAGGAGACGATGACCATACTCAATACGTACCAGTCGATGGTGGTAGAGGTTTCACCGCCACAGTATCTGGTATTGACCCCACGCAGGATTATCATTTGGCTACTAAGTCTTATGTTGACTCTGCTGATCAACCACAATTACATGGAAGAGAATCAATAGCTGATGCTGCTTCTACTGTGACAGTGACATTCGCAGATCTTACTCATACCAATTACACTGTGAATGTGACTATGGAGAATACTGCTGATAGTCCCCCTTCTATTTATCCCCATATCATATCTGGGAAGACTAGTAGTAGTTTCACCTGTACCTTTGCTGGTGACATAGATAGTGCAAATTATATTCTTGACTGGATTATAATAGAGGATTAATAATGACTTATGAGAATTAGAAAGGACTTAACTGATAAGACCTTTGGGCATTGGTTAGTATTAGGTTTTTCACACACCACAAAATATAGAGATTCGTATTGGATGTGTAAATGTCAGTGTGGTATAATAAAACCAGTTCATAGCAGTAGTCTAACATCTGGACGTAGTAAGAGTTGTG